GCGCTTGTTTACGGTGTAGGGGGTCTTTCCGGAGCAATCCTCGGTGCAATAGCCGCGGGAGAAGCGGAAGACGCTATTGTTGGTGAAGCCGCTCCCGTTGTTCCTTCTTTGCAGTCCGTAGCTAACGCTGGTGAAACCGCTGTAATGGGGGCATCAATGCTAATGAGCCCTTGGAAATTAATACCCTCTCTTCCTAAAGCTAAAACAGGCGCTCTTGAGTTTTTAGAAAACTTTAAAAACGTTTCCGGTGGTAAGGTATCTGAAGAAGCTTTTAAACTAATGGCCAAGAACAATGGTTTAAGTCAGAAAGCAGCGGACAAAACCTATCTTGCCGCGCAGGCCGCTAGAGAATCCGCGACCCGCGGAAAGATGTTTGGTGCTGACGTAGGTGCAAACTTAGGTTTAACACGTTTTAACCCCGCCGGATATTTATTTGATCCTCGTAAAGGAAACGTAGGCACTAGAGTAATCGGTGGTATCGAACAAGGGCTTAGTTCGTCGATGGCTGCTGCACGGGAAAAGCCGGGTTCATTTTTAGGGTTAGAAGCCGCTGTTGCGGGAGGTATGGGCGCGGGGGCATATGTTGCTCAAGAAACGGCACCTTACAACGAAAATGTTCGGCTTGGTTACGAATTAGTGGGGTCCTTAATTGTCCCCTTACCGGCTCAAATAGCAATAGATTATGTTCCGGACGTGGTGGGCACCCTAAAAAGATGGTACGGGAACGTTAAAAATAGCGAAGGTTTGCTTAAAGGTAAGATGGAAAAAGATGCGGTTAACCGTATTATGTCCGCTATACGTAGATCTGAAGAATACGCAGAGGGTACAGACGCAGCGGGTAAAGTTATTACTGCTGATGAAAAATTCGCTAAGTTTATTGATGAATTAACCAACGCTAGTGTTGATGCCGAAGGTAACGCCGTAAAATTTACTACGGCTGATTTAGCTGAAACGGCGGGCCTTGATTTTTCACCTACCATACGAACTATTCAAAACGAATTAGAGAAATCTAGCAAAGACTTAGCTGTTGCAACAGGGCGCGGTCGTGAAGAAATGCAGGCCGGTGCGGTTAACTCGATAAGAACCTTAGTTGCTACCGGAAATCCCGAAGCGTTAGCCGTTGCCGCTAGAATACAACAATCATTGTTCGAGCAGAACATAACGGACGGTGTAGACACCGCTGTAAACAAACTAATGGGCGCCGCTACAAAAGTAGTTGGCCGAGATTTAGCAGGGGGCTCTGATCGTGTTGATTTATCGGAGCAACTGTACAAGGTGTTAGAAAATCAGATTAAATTAAGCAAGGTCCGCGAACAACGGATCTGGAAACAAGTAGGCAACTACCCCTTGACGCAGTTTTTTGCCAAAAACGGTAAAGAAACTCAACAGCCGACCGTGTTGAACCTACTAGATCGACCTTCTAGCAGAAACGGTTTAAAATTTCCGTCTAAAGGCGCACAAGGCGGCCTAAACGATGCTTTGGGTAAGTACGCAGACGACATTGACGACCTTCGAAAATACTTTCAAAACGGGGAAGGTGCGAATCCGGCCACCGCTGAGAAGTTTTTGTTAATGCGGTCGGGTCTTTTAGAAAAGGCTGCTGTTTTAAGAAAAAACGGCGACCTTGTTAATGCGAGTCGATTAGGCAAAATAAACGATGCTTTGTTGCGAGACTTAACGAGTCAAAAAGACGGTGCGACCACCGCTTACAACGCGGCAAGAGCTTATACCTTTGCGAGGAATAATGTATTTACTAGAAGTTTCTTAAACGACTTACAAATAGTGGATAAACAGCGGGGTTTGGTAATGGCTCCTGAAGCATTGTTGGACCAAGCCTTCAAAGGCTCGCACACCTCTGTAATACGGCGATTCGAAGAAATGCAGTCCGCGGGTAGATTCTTGGTTGATGAAGCAGGTTATGATGAAGCTGTGGTGGGCATGATGGAAGTCGACAGTATCATGACCCTGGCTTTACGTGATTCTTTGGGCCAAGTGATCGATAAGGTATCCAAACCCAACCCCGCTAAAGCGGGCGAAATGATAGAAACTTTTGCGGTTAACCCTACGAAGCTAAGTAATTGGAAGAAAAAACCCGGATCGCAACGGCTAATGCAGCTTGTTGATGGTCTGGCAGAAGATTTAACTGATGAAACTACCGCTAAAAAAGCTTTTGACAACATGTTGTCAGACGCTCAAGACCAGATTAGCCCCACCCGAGCAAGGCAGTTAGGCTTTAATGATGAACAAATGGAAGCATTGTATGATACAAAGGCTTTTCAGTGGACGTTACAATACGAGGACCCGGGTAAAGCGGTTGCAAACGCCCTTTCCGCGGACAGGCCTTCCCTTGCTTTAAACTCGTTATACAGAATTGCTAAAGAAACGGATTTGACGGATTCTGGATTTTCCCGCGAACAAGTCTTATCGGGGTTGAAATCAGCAATGATAAACAACGCTTTGGTTAAATCAAATAACCAAACCGGATTACCCAACGGCAATGTTCTGCAAAAAACAATATTTGGGCAAATGGAAGGTGTAGACCCTTCGGTTAAGTTTTCTATGGAAGACTTTATGCTTCAAAAGGGGTTGTCTACCAAAGAGGAAATGGAGACTTTGCAAAAAGCCGTGAAAACCCTGCGCGGGGTAGAGGAAGCTTATGCTTCTGGGGATTTTGAGAACGTGCTGTTCAAAAACCCCAGCTTGGCTAAACTTTTTTATCTTCGTATTGCAGGGGCTACCGCAGGTAGCGCCGTACAGAATAAAATGATGAGTCTTTTAGGGTTGCCTAGAATGAGCGGGGGTTTAATCGCCGAACAAACGGGCTCCGAAATTGTCCAAAAACTTTTGTTAAAAGGACCGGAAACACAACGTATTAAAGTTATGACAGAGCTGTTTTCTAACCCCAAAGCTCTTTCTGCGGCAATGAAAACGATCAAGACTTCCGAAGATTTAGATAAGACCATGGCCGTTTTAGAGAAAACTTTTGAAGTGCTAACTAAACAAATAGGTCGAAGAATACCCTTGGGTATAAGAGCCGCGGACGAAGCCCTTACGGAGGAATACGAAACGCCCGAACAAGCGCCTGCCGTACAACCCCCTTTACCTAACCCTGTTCCTCCGGCACCAGCGACACCACAGCAACAGCCCCCGCCACAGGAGGCAGCACCTCCGCCACAGGCGGTTGTATCATCGGGGCCGGTTGACAGAGCAAAATTTGCAGCACTTTTTCCAGAAGACCGTGAATTAATGGGTATCGGTAGCTTAATGGGAGCCGCTTAACAATGTCTATTTATGAAGAATCAGGGGGCCCTAGCTCCTATTACACGCAAGCCGAGTTAGATAAGCGAAACAACCCCGAATGGGCCGCCGACCAGGCAACCTACGAGGCGTTTGTTACAGCAGTTGATGCAAGCGCGGCTAATAGAATGGCAGCAGCCTCCGCGGCCCGCGAAGCGTTGACAGGGGGCGCTCCGTCCTATGTCCACGCGAGAGGACCCGGTGGAACGCAGCCAGGGTTCAGTTTGGCAGGAACAAGTGCTCTCTCTAGCGGTGGCCTTTCGGGAAGAGCAGGTTCAGCATCCGTATCAGGTTTCGGTGACGGTGGGGATGTGGCACCCGTTGAATACATGGGAAGGGGGGGAATGATAGGCTCCCCTTACGCGGGATCTTTGGGCCAGCCAAGAGGACAGGGCGTAATCAGGGAAATTGCACAAATGCAGCCGCCGGAACATACGGGACAAAGGGAGGCGCTTTCAAGCGGCATTGGGGGCGTGTTTCAACAGAAAATGGGGGGCCAGCCTCTTAACGTTTACAAAGACTATTTGAACCAAACTTACCTGGGCCGCGAACAAGATGCCTTATCCCGTCAAGTTGATGAGTTTGTTGACTTAGTAGACCAAGCAGAACGCGCTCACTTTAACGCAGAGGAAAGTTTTGGATACGGAGGCGGACCAAGCTATCAGAATTTGACTAGTCCAATGCAGCAGAGCGTCGCAAGTATTCAAGCGCCTCAGGATTTGATTAGTCCAAGGTTTTACGACCTCCAAGTGCAGCCCGATATTTCACAAGCTATCAGAAATCGAATCCTTTAGGTCGGCGGCACAAAATGATTAAAAAAAAAGACCCGAGATTAACACGGGCCGGAGTTTCCGGCTATAACAAGCCTAAACGAACCCCAAAGCACAAAACAAAGTCTCATGTTGTTGTAGCCAAGGAAGGCGATAAGATTAAGACCATCAGGTTCGGGCAACAGGGAGTCACTACCGCTGGTAAACCCAAGTCCGGAGAGTCTGCCAAACAAAAAGCTAGACGAAAATCTTTTAAAGCAAGGCACGGGAAAAATATCAAAAAGGGCAAGATGTCAGCCGCTTACTGGGCAGATCGCGAAAAATGGTAGGTAGTTACCGCAACCAACTCTTAGTATCTTCCCCAAGCACCTGACCTGCTATATCTATTTTAGAGCGTAGCGCCTGTAGGATTTTCTCGTCTATCGTCCCAGGCGAGACTAAATCAATATATGTTACTTTATTTTTTTGTCCTATACGGTGTGCGCGGTCTTCGGACTGTAGCCTTATTTCAAGATCGTAGCTGTTGCTAAAATAAATAACCGTGTTAGCGGCAGTCAACGTGATCCCATACCCGCCTGTTTTAGGCTGTCCAATAAAAAACCGCAGAGGGCTGTTAACGTCCTGGAACTGTTCAACAATGGCTTGGCGTTCATCTTGTGGAGTAGCCCCATAGTAAGTTGCAACCGAATCTGGCCCAAACCGGTCTTTCAGGGCTTCGGCTACCTGTTGAATGTCATGTGTATACGTCGCCCAAATGATGGCTTTACCTTGTAACTCTTCCGTAAGGTCAAGTACCTCGCTCAAACGATTGTTCTTCAACAACTTTATCTCCCCTTCGTCTGGTTGCAAATGACCACAGCAAATCTGTTGAAGACGCATTATCTGTGTCAAAACGCTGACGGTAGTGACCAGTTCTCCGCTTTCCAACTGAGCAAGCGCAAGCTTCTTCATCTGCTTGTATACGCGGTCTTGTTCTGGGGTCAAAGCCACGTCTCGGCGGATATACACCTTGGCGGGTAAATCCAAGCAGTCTGTTTTTAATATCCGGTTGCTGAAAGCGTCTAACTTTTCCGTTAGTTCGTCCAAGCGTCTGTAACCTGTTATCTGCCGAAAGCTCCGAGGACCCATAATGCGTTGCTGCACAGTTGCGTAGCGGGACTGGAAAGCATAAAAGCTGTTGAAGCCCAGCGCCTTGTGGTCTAGGAACCCGCATTGACTAAACAAATCCATGGGGCTTTTCGTTATTGGAGAGCCTGTCAAGATCCGGCGGTATTTAGCCCTTTTCTGCAAAGACATGATGCTCTTTGTCCGAGCCGCTTTTCGGTTCTTAATGGTGGTCGATTCGTCAACAACGACAATATTGTCCGGATTTTGGTACAAGAAAGCTGTCGCAGCGACGGAACCGCGGGGCGTTGAAAACGCCTCAACGTTCATGACAAAAATCTTCAGGCGGGGCTCTTGATCAACAATAAAGTCGGTCAGTTCCTCCTCAAACTTTTTTGTTTTGGAAGGGGTCCAGCGACATACCTTGTAAGGGACGCGCGGGGGTAAGTGGGTTGGGATCTCCGCCTGTAGCCAATTGTCGTAAACACCTTTCGGAGCAATTATTAAGGCTGCTTTTAGCTTGCCCGCTTCCCACAAAACAGCCATGGTGTCAATAACCACCTTTGTTTTACCCGTGCCCATCTCCATAAAAAGCGCGTAGTATTCCGCGTCCCAGGATTCTTCGAGCGCGACCCGTTGATGAGCATAAGGCGCGGTGCCGTATTCATAATCTCGCATATCTTTCTCTTCTTTGTTAAATTTACTGGACAAACAACGATATTATCGTATATCATCGCTATGTCAAGACCCAAAAGGTGTCTTTAAAAACGAAGGAGAAAAGCGATGACTTTCGACTTAGCAGAAATGATGGAGAGAGATTTTAAAAATAAACGGGCAAACTTGTTGGACGATGTTGATCAGCAGGGTTTAAGCTCGGTAGCGTCAGTGGCGCGACAAATAAGAGAGAAGCAAGAGGCGGTTGAGACGCTTGAAAGCGTTCTCAAGGAACGTAAGAAACAGCTTCAAAAGCTTACAGATGAGGAGATGCCTGCCCTGCTTGCTGAAATTGGCATGTCTTCTTTTACATTGGACGACGGTTCGACCGTTGAAATCAAACAGACGTATGGTGCCTCTATTTTGGTAAAAAATCGTTTGGAAGCCCACAATTGGCTACGCGAGAAGGGTTTCGACGACATCATCAAAAACACGGTCTTGTGCCAATTTGGTCGTGGTGAGGATGAGGAGGCAATCGCTTTTGCGTATCTCGCACAAAAGCAGGGTTATATCCCGCAGCAGAAAACCGAGGTTCACCCGCAGACATTACGGGCCTTTGTGAAGGAACGTTGTGAGGCAGGTGAAGAGTTCCCAATGGAATTATTTGGGGCATGGGTAGGTCAACGCGCAGTTATAAAACGAGGAAAATAGAATGACACAAGCAAAAAACATAACCGAGAAGCAAAACACCGCCGTGGCAACGCTTGATCCAGCCATGTTTGAAGCAGATGCCGGAAAAGGCATGGAGAACATGGGCCAGGACGATGTTGCACTTCCTTTCTTGAAGATCCTGTCGGGCAACGACCCAATCTTGGACGAAATCGAACACGCTCGCAAAGGTGACATCTACAACACCGTGACGGGGGCTACCTATTCAGGGAAGACGGGTATTCGTGTGATCCCCTGCGCCTATCAACGTAGATTTATCCAGTGGGCTCCGCGTGGCAGTGGAAGCGGTGCGCCGACGGCAATTTATGAGCCCGGTCAGCCGCGACCTGAGACGCAACGTTCTTCCGAGGACAACAAAGACTATATCTCTGGCGACAGTGGGGAATATATTGAGGAAACTCACCAGCATTTTGTGACTTTACTTTTGGAAGAAGGCGGTTTCGAGACGGCACTCATTGCGATGAAGTCCACGCAACTGAAAAAGTCCAGAAAGTGGAACTCGATAATGGCTTCGCGGTCTATGCAAGGCTCGAACGGTCCCTTCACCCCGCCCCGTTACTCACACATTTACCATTTGAAAACGCTTCAAGAGGAAAACTCTAAAGGGTCGTGGCACGGCTGGGAAATGTCTTGCGAAGGCGTTATTGCCGATGCGGGTTTGTATGCCCGCTGCAAGTCTTTTGCGGAAAGCATCACAAGTGGTGACGTGATAGTCAAACACGCCGAGGACGACAGTGTAAAAACAGACATCCCGTTTTAACTCAGCAAACCGGCGGGGCATTTTATGCCCCGCTAATCTTTAGGTCGGCGGGAGAAAGCGATGTCAGCAGAAACATTTATGACCATTTTTGATGGTCTAAAAGAAGCGCACGGATATTTTAAGATAGAAAAAACAGGAGCCAACGGCAAGGCTCAAGGCAAAGCGGGTGTTCTGCGCAAACCCCGAACAAAGGAGCTTTGGGAGAATCACCTAGCGGGAAGCGGGAGTGGTCTTGGGATCATTCCGATCAATGAGGACAACAACTGCAAGTGGGGCTGCATCGACATTGACGAGTACCCCCTAGATCACAAATTATTGGTGGACAAAATCCGCCGGATGAAGCTGCCTTTAGTCGTGTGTCGGTCTAAATCGGGCGGAGCACACTGTTTCCTGTTCGCCAGCGCGTGGACAGAAGCGAAAGATATGCAGAAATCCTTGCAATCCATGGCAGCGGCCATGGGTTATGGCGAAAGCGAGATTTTCCCAAAACAAATTAAACTGCACTTAGACCGTGGCGATGTGGGTAATTTTCTCAACCTGCCTTACTATGACCACGAAAACGGGCTGCGCTACGCTTTCTTAGATGACGGCACCTCTGCGACGCTTGAAGAATTTATTGCACTGCACCAAAGGTTCGTTCAAACGCCCGAAGAAGTTGTCAAGCTCCAGGTCGTGGAGGCAGGCGAAACAAAACTGCTCCAAGACGGACCCCCTTGTCTGCAAATACTTTGTAAGCAAGGCATTAGCGAAGGCGGTCGAAACAACGGCTTGTTCAACATCGGGGTTTACCTCCGAAAAGCTTATCCCGATAGTTGGGACGCTGAAATACTGCGTTACAACATGGAGTTTGTCTCTCCACCACTCCCGTTAAATGAGGTTAATGTAGTGGCCAAGCAGGTGGGCCGGAAAGACTACGCTTATAAGTGTAACGATTTGCCAATCAACGCCCACTGCAACAAAGACCTTTGCCGGACACGTAAGTTTGGCATAGGCGCGGCAGTGGCGGGGGCCACTATAGCAAACCTAAGAAAATATAACTCCACGCCCCCTGTCTGGTTTATGGACGTAAACGGTGAGCCTCTGGAAATGGACACCGACGCCTTGATGAACCAAATGACCTTCCAGAAAGCCTGCATGGAGCAGCTTAACTTCATGCCACGGTCAGTCTCCAAACCCCAGTGGGAAGGCCGCATCAGTACCCTTCTCAACGAGATGAAAGACAACGAAAGTGCAATTATTGAGGTTGCGGTGGATGCCTCGGTGAGCGGGCAGTTCTACGACTATCTTGAGGAGTTCTGCCGACACCTGCAAGTCGCGCAAGACAAAGAAGAGATACTTCTGCGCCGACCGTGGACAGACGAAGACCAGTCTCTTACTTACTTTCGTTTAAAAGACTTTGAGAATTTTCTCAAAAAGAACAAATTCTTTGAGTATAAATCACACCGCATTGCCCAACGCCTCCGTGACATCAACGGATCGAGCGTGGTGCTTAAAATCAAAGGTCGAGCCGTTAGGGTGTGGCAGATACCGTCCTTCAGCGTCTTTGATGTTGAGATTGATGCGCCTAAATTCGGTTCACCAGAGGAGGCTTTCTAATGACTGAAGATGAGATAAGGAAGAGGCGAGATAAAGAGATTGTTGACATGATTGACGTTGAGCAGCGGACAATGACCGCCGTGGCTAAGTGGCTGCACATCTCGAAGCAACGGGTGCATCAGATTTACACCCGGGAGAAGGCCAAAAATGTTTAGGATATTTGGTCCGCCGGGAACAGGGAAAACAACGACTCTTTTGAACATGGTAGACGAAGCTCTTGAAGCGGGCACCCACCCACATCAAATTGCTTTTTTAGCTTTTACGCGCAAAGCGGCAAACGAGGCTAGAGATCGCGCCGCTGAACGTTTCGGCCTGGACGCAAAAAAAGACCTTATATACTTTCGCACCCTGCACTCACTTGCGCTGACCATGACGGACATCCGTCCAGAGAAAGTGATGCAAGAGTCTCATTTTCAAGAGCTGAGTCGGTCAATAGGTGTTACGTTGGGTGGCTCAAAATCCGCCAGTTTTGACGAGGATGCGCCCTCCGTGGTGGCGAGCAGTTCTCCTATCTTAGGGTTAATTAACTTAGCAAGATTGAGAAAAGTTCCCCTGCGCCAGCAATACAACGAGAGCACTTTAGCGCCTGGCTGGAATACGGTAAATTATGTTGATAAATGCTTGCGTGAGTACAAGGAGAGCATGGAGTTATATGATTTTACAGACATGCTGGATGAGTTCGTTAAAGGCTCCGACCGATATTGCCCGGACTTTGACCTGTGCTTCCTAGATGAGGCCCAAGATTTAAGCCCCCTTCAATGGGAGCTTGCACACATCCTCGATAACCACTCTACCCGCATGTATTGCGCGGGGGACGATGACCAAGCCATATATCGCTGGGCGGGTGCCGACGTAGACCACTTTATTAACCTGCCGGGTGGGTCCGAAACCCTGTCGCAATCCTACCGAGTGCCGCAGACAGTTCACCGCCTAGCGGAGAATATCGCAGGCCGAATTAAACGCAGGTTTCCCAAACGATATGAGCCGAAGGACGAGCAGGGCAAAGTAACGTGGGTCAACAGTGTTGGTTCTCTGGACATGTCCCGCGGCTCGTGGCTAATCTTGGCCCACGCCGGATACCACCTAAAACCCGTGGCAAGGGACTTGAAATCCAGCGGCTACTTGTTCGACTATCGCGGCCACCGGAGCATTAGTGAAAAGTTATCTGATTCGGTGAACGGTTGGGAGCAATTACGAAAAGGTGGGGAGGTGTCAGGGGAAGTTGCACGTAAGATATACGGGTTCATGTCCACAGGAACTAGGGTGGCGCGGGGGTATAAGAAGTTAAAAGGCATAGAGAATTTCGATGCCGTTACAATGACTACTTTAGTTGAGTATTTTGGCTTAAAGGCAGACAAAACGATGATCTGGTCAGAAGCGATGGATAAACTTCCAGAAGAAGACAGGGCATACATCACGGCATTGTTGCGCCGAGGTGAGAAATTCAACGGCAACCCCCGTATTACTGTCTCAACGATCCACGGGTCGAAAGGCGGAGAAGCGGATAACGTAGTGTTGTTCACGGACCTTAGTCCCTCAGCAGATAACGAGATGGGTGTGAACCCCGAGGACATGCACCGTGTATTTTACGTCGGCGTGACACGCACGAAACAAAACTTATTTATCCTCGACGCTGAGGATGCAACCAGGAGATATGAATTATGAAAGAGACGTTGGAGGGGAAGTTAAAAGCAGATGGGTATGACGAGGCTATTATGGGGATTGTCCAAAGAGCCGGTCAAGAGCCCGTTATCCTGTACGACACAGATAAGATTCTTGAAATCTTAATCTCTCGGGACGAGATGACGGAGGACGAGGCCATAGAATTTTTTGAGTTTAATATTATTGGAGCATGGGTCGGGGAACAAACTCCGGCTTTCTTTTCAAAGACAAGTTTAGAAGACTTTGAAGATGGTTTGATAAGATATAAGGGTTCGAGGTATAGATTATGAAAAAAGAAACTGTTTTTTCGGAACTGACCGACGCGTTGGCGGGACTGACTGGTGCGTTGGAAGGAAATAATGCGTTAAAAAAGTCGAAGGATTTAAATGCCGATTTAAATCCGGATTTTAAGACGGGGAAAGTTGACAACATGGTTTCTCAACCCGACCACTACGCCGCCGGAAAAGTCGAGTGTATCGACGCAATGGTGTCCGCTTTTGGTCGAGACAATGTTAATATTTACGCGGAAATTTCTGCATTTAAGTACGTGTGGCGTATGAACCGTAAGAATACAACTTCCGAGCAAGACAAACGTAAGGCTATCTGGTACCTGCGCTACTCTTTGAACGAAGATCCACGGCAAGATAAGCTGCCCCAAGACGGTAAAGTTTTGTCAAAATGAGTCTACAAATGGCAATGTTCCTCCCAAAATGTGAATGGGTGCCTCCGCTAGAGCTTCCTGACCTCACGTCCGCGTCCAAGATTGCAATCGACGTTGAGACACGCGACCCAAACTTGAAAAAGAATGGTCCAGGCTGGCCGACGGGTGACGGCGAAGTAGTAGGCTACGCCATCGCTGTCGATGGTTACTCCTGCTACATCCCTATCCGACACCTCGGCGGAGGCAATCTTGATGAGAAGATAGTTAACCGCTGGCTCAAGAAAGTGTTCGAGTGCCCCGCAGATAAAATTATGCACAACGCACAATATGACCTCGGCTGGATCAAACGCATGGGCTTCACGGTCAACGGACGGATCATCGACACGATGCTCATCGCCTCCTTGCTGGACGAAAACAGGTTTAGCTACAGCTTGAACGCTTTGTCCTACGACCTGCTGAACAAAACTAAATCCGAGAAGGCTTTAACTGAGGCCGCTCGGGAGTTCGGCGTCGATCCCAAAGCTGAAATGTGGAAGATGCCCGCTATGTATGTCGGTCCATACGCTGAAGCAGACGCGGAACTTACCCTCGAACTTTGGCACTACTTTTCCGTTAAGCTGGGCCAAGAGGATTTGTGGGGCATCGCTAATCTCGAACTGGACTTGCTTCCATGTCTCGTGGACATGACCATGCGAGGCATCCGAGTCGATGTCAACAGGGTGGAAAGGACAAGGGATGGCCTCCTTAAAAGGGAAAGGGACGTCTTGAAGCAGTTGAAGAGCGTCGCTGGAGCGGGCGTTGAAATATGGGCCGCGCAATCGCTTGCAAACTCTTTCGACAAACTCGGTATCCACTACCCAAAGACTGAGAAAGGCGCACCGTCGTTCACCAAACTCTTTCTCCAAGACCACCAACACCCCGTCGCGAAGCTCATCGTCGAGGCTCGGAATCTGAACAAGACATCCGGAACCTTCATCAATTCCATCATGAAACACTGTCACGCCGACGGCAGAATACATAGTCATATCAATCAAATTCGCTCCGATTCAGGCGGCACGGTTTCCGGCAGGATCTCAATGTCCAACCCTAATCTTCAACAAATCCCGGCCCGCGACCCTGAAATCGGGCCTATGATCCGTTCCCTGTTCCTACCGGAAGAAGGGGATAAGTGGGCGGCTATTGACTTCTCGCAACAAGAACCGCGCATCTTGGTGCATTATGCGCATGTGTATGGTAAAACGCGAGGAATACCCCTAGAAGGGGCGGCGGATTTTGTGGAAGCTTATAAAAATAAGCCCGAAACAGACTTTCATAGCCTCGTTGCCGAGATGGCTAACATCCCGCGCAAACAAGCCAAGACCATTAACTTAGGCTTAATCTATGGGATGGGCGTCAATAAAATGTCCGAGCAACTTGATATAACCGTAGAAGAAGCAAAAGTTCTGGTTAAGCAGTACCACGCCCGCGTACCTTTCGTGAAAGGCTTGATGACCGGCGTGATGAACCGACTCAATGCGAAGTCTTCGGGCGGTTCGCTACGGTCCCTGGAGGGAAGAAAGTGTCGCTTCGATTCGTGGGAACCCGACACCTTCGCCATGAACAAGGCGCTTCCATACAAAGAAGCGGTTGATGCGTATGGGCCCACGACCCGACTAAAGCGGGCGTATACCTATAAAGCGTTGAACCGGTTAATCCAAGCATCTGCCGCGGACATGACTAAGAAAGCGATGGTCAATCTTTATAAGATGGGGAAGCTACCCCTGCTGCAAATCCACGATGAACTGGCTATGTCCGTAAAAAATATAGAAGAAGCGCAGGAGATAGCTAAAGTGATGGAGGACGCCGTTCCCCTTGAAGTGCCTAATGTTTGTGACGTAGAAATAGGGCCTTCTTGGGGAGAAGCGAAGTAATTTATTTCTTATATAAAACAAAAAAGGAGAACAGATGTTAATAACAGATGACCATGCTGAACGCTTGGGTATTGCACTGCAACGAGAAGGCATTATCAAAGGCCGACACGGTGTTTTTAAAACCAATCGAGGCAAGTGTACTTTGCGGGAATTAGCAAAATTTATTTATAAAATAAATCAAGAAGTGGAAATTACCCTTCTTCTCGAAGAAGACCCCGGCTCTCCCGCTCCTGCCGTTTGGGGTGATCCAACTGTCGGGGGACTCGCGCTTGAGCCGACTGAGCTTTTCCGTGATTAACGCGGGCATGATGTCCAGCAAGACCTGCGAGTGGGCAACCCCGCAATATTTGTTTGATGACTTGGACAAAAAACACGGCAAATTTACCTTGGATGTCTGCGCGACCAAAGACAGTGCAAAATGCGCGGCTTACTACGATGAGGCCAAGGACGGACTTTCTCAAACATGGTCAGGAGTTTGTTGGATGAACCCGCCCTACGGGCGGCAAATAAGCAAATGGATGGAAAAAGCGTATAAAGAAACCGTGCTTAGGGGAAATGCAAACAGGACTGTTTGCTTGATTCCCGCTAGAACAGACACTGCCTGGTGGCATGACTATGCGGAGAAAGGTGAGTTTTATTTTTTGCGTGGCAGGGTTAAATTTGTGGGAGCAACGCACGGCGCGGCCCCTTTCCCCTCGGCCATTGTTGTCTTTAATGGGCGTCCTCGTTACTGACCTCTTTTAACTGTCCAGGTTGTCCAGGTTGTCCCACTCCGAAAAACAGAACTTGGACAGACAAACCTTTTATATATCAAATAGTTAGGTGGACTGTCCCGGTTGTCCCAATAAAGTAGCGTAAGTCTTCTAAATAAATAAATAAGTATATAGGTATATTTGTTGTTTTAAGGGGGTACCTCCCTGTAGTGGGACAACCTGGACACTTGGGACACTTGGGGAAGACATAAGTTGGGCGCAAGAGGTACCCTGCGTACTTGACTTTTTTAGTTATTTTACTATATAGTCCAACTCCCCACAAAAAAGAGGAGTTATAACTAATGGTTTTTGGACTTGATTTAGACTTTAATGCGGACCACGCAGATTCGATTGTTGAACATTGCTGCGAAAAAAAAGGCATGACTGACATGGAGGCATGGTTGCACTGCCTCACGGTATCTGCTTCACTGTGCCCGTCCCTAGAAATGACGATAGAAACAGTGAAACAGATTTATGCCGACGCAGATGCGGTGGAACTAGACATTGAGCTCCTGAAGGAACGAAACTGATTGACAAAGCCGGTGCAATTCTTCGATGGGGTTTTTATTGCTTTCTTGTATATTTTCCGATAAAATCGTAGACGTTGGTGAAGACCGGAGAGAAAAAATGGACACAAAACGTTGGAAAAGCATCCTGGTTCCGCTGGAGGTGTATGAGGAAATAAAAGCCATGTCAAAAACCGAGGGTAGAACCATCGGTGGGCAACTTCGTGTCGTTTTTGAATGGTACAAGGACGCCGAAGTAGATGTGGAAAGCCGTCCGGAATAACAATTGCCGATAAGGAGAAGGTTTCAGATGAAAGGTGTTAAACATTACAAAGAAGATGGCACAGAGCATAAGGGTTCTAGCCACAAAATGGCAGACGGTACTCTGCATACCAATAAGTCGCACACTAAAACAAGTGTGAAATTATTTCACTTGAAAGACTTGTCCGCAAAAGCAAAAGCAAAAAATAAGAAGTAAGGTGTATCCTAGATCATGAGACTAAGTATTCTTTTAGGATTTTTATTGATGGCCACTGCCGGAGGCTCTTACTTCTATATCAATATGCAAAAAGCGCAGCTCCAGCAGTTAAAGATTGAGTTGCAAACGGCGATAAACAACCAAGCTGTGTTGGAAGGAGCGATTGCCCAGCAGAATGAACAGATGCAGGCGCAGCTTGAGTCTCAGCGTCAGAATCAGGCTCTCATATCAGAGCTCTCAGAAGCTAACGATGAAGCGCGTCAAGAGGTTAATCAGCTTAGAAATACCTTTTCGCGGCATGACCTTAATAATTTGGCCATCGCTAAGCCGGGATTGATAGAGAAAATTGTTAACAAAGGCACAGCAAGGGTTAACCAGCAGTTTGTTGACTTAACCAACCCAAGGCAATTCGATGAAACTTCTAGCCCTGAGTAGTATTTTGTTGTTGAGTGGTTGCTCAACGCTAGGCGGTTTGTTTGGTAAAGCAGCCGTACCTGTCGTGGCTCCCGTTGAGGTTGTCACGATTACTGTGCCAGCCCCTATGTAC